GGCTGAATGGTAACTTGTTGGGATACTTTTCCAATCTCAGTGTCCCCTGCGTCCCCTTTAAGGGTACGGTGAGTGGTGGTATCGTGGAGAAGCCTAGGAGCTAGGGTCATACCCCCAATACCAGAGCCTGAGATAGCCCCTGCTTCCATGGAATTAAGGATATCATCAAGGTTCTTTCCACTAAACAGTTCGTAGTTATCATCAACAAACTTGTTGGCAAGTTTAACCAGAACCTCCTGACCACCTTCGGTAAGGCCTTCTGTAAGTCCAATCCCTAGAACTTCAAGAGGATATTTTTTGAGAGTCATTCTTTCGAGGACTTGTCCTGTAACAGCCTTACCGAAATGTTTCCTGAACTCGGGAGGAATTGACTTTTCAAAGGCCTTTAACACTGGAAGCCTTTCGAGAGCCATGGAGAAAGGTGTAATAACGGCAGCCGTAAGGGGTGCAGATTCGCCTGTTTCTTCCAGAATCTGAAAGTAATTACCACCGAACTGCTTTCCCCCTTGATTGATGGTCATAGCAAGGGTGGGAGAAGCCTTAGCGATAATCTGGGTAAGGGCTGCTTTACGACCCGCAATTCCAGCCAAAGCCTCGGGGGTCCCAAGACCGCCAGTAACTAAACCTTGACCAGCAAGAAGGGCTAAATCAGGGGCCCAGTCCCCAAGACCTTCCCCCACACGATATTGCCACAAACCAAGGACATTATCCAGCTTTCCAAGAAAGTCTCCCCCTGATTTCCAAGCATCGGAAGTGTTATTGAAAGGTTGGTTTAAATGCTCTTGGGCGTATTCAGACTTGGCTTGGTACTGAGCGATCTGTTTCTGGAATTCTTCTTTATTTCCCGCAAGGTCAGCAATAGCAGCGGGGATAGCGTCACCCCACCCTGCCTTTTGGTTTATCAACCAAGCTTTCCTAAAGCCTTTGCTGAGAGGCGAAAGGTATCCATCGGGAGGGTCCATCTTGGCCTTTTCAGCATCAATCATTTCTCGGGCATTAGATACGGGAGGGGCAGCTACAATAGGCGAGGGGGCATCGAATTCATCAAAAGGGTTTTGACTAGACGTAGTGGGGGCATCATCAAATTCATCAAAAGGATTAGCCAACGCTTAAATCACCCTTTAACAAGTAGTTACTGCCCAAGAATCCTTGCAGCAGCACCAGCCCCATACTTGGCATCAAAAGCACCGGCCAAGTCAGGATTGGATTTAAGTTTTTCAACAGCCCCTTGGGGGATAGCAGAACCACCACCTTGAGGGGCCTCAGAAGCGGGGTCAATAGCACCTTCCGCTACCATGGCTTGGTACATCTGTTCAGCTTTGACAGTGGCCTTTTCAAGAGCATCGTCATAGTCCTCTTGGCTGATAGAGTCGTTAGCCAGCATTTCAGCGTAGGGGCGAATAAGGTTGGAAAGGATAGACTTCTTCATGCCAAGTTGGGCAGAGCCCGTGGCGGGTTTATAACCACCAGCAGCGGAGTTGGCCTTGCCTCTGTAGTATTCAGCTTGAGCTTTCTTAAGGTCAATATTAACATTATCATCAGACATACCTTGCTTGGCTTTAAGCAGCCCAAGAAGGTTGGCAAGCTTCTCTTGTTTAGTTGCTCGGGTACTTTGTATGGTGTTTTGGTACGAGGTGTACCCTTCTTTGAGAGCCCCACCAACCGTAGGACTTTCAGAACCCATCATGGCAAGACCCATGGCAATCCAAGGGTCATTCATCTTTGCAGCAAGCCCAGTAGGTTTGGTGTCATAATCATCCGAGGCTTCTTTAATGATACGGTCAAGAAGAGAGTCAACTTGGTTCGTTTGGTCCGTAGCAATCTCGGTTGGGTCTAGGGTTTCTAGGTCTTGAAGAGTGGGCCGTACACCTGATCGGGCCACACCACCAGCCGAGATAGGAGAACGGGAATTGGCAAGTTCCTTAATGTCAGCAGCGTAATTGGCTGCGAATTGTACTTTAGGGGTTACTCTTCCAGTCTGTAGGTATTCGTCAATCGTACCCATCCCTTGGTTGTAGGCCATAAGACCAAGAGTTTCGGGGTCCTCCCCGTTAGGTCCCTTCTTCCCTGCGTAACGCTTGGCAAGAGAATCACTCAGGATTTTAGAGCTACGGGCGTTAGCATCGGGGGTGGAGATATCAAGGGAAGTAAGGCCCATCCCCGGCTTCATAGCCGTGGAGGGTTTAATCTGTCCAAGGCCAATCTCACCCGCGCTACCAATAGCGTTAGGGTCCCAACGGCTCTCTTGGGTAATCCTTGCCCTGTCAACAGGGGAAAGCATGTTTAAAGTCTCGGGGCTAATACCACCGGGGGCGGGGCCCATGAGGTCAGGGTCCTCGACAAGGAAGGCTGAGGGGCGATCACCACCCATACCCGAACTGTTATAGGCAAGGGGAGGGGGAAGTCTCAAGCTGGCTTCATCGGTAATGGCATGTTCCCACAGGCTGCTAAGAGCATCCGTAAGACCACCCATAATACCAGTACCCATGCTACGGCCAAGGACAGGACCACCTGTAAAATACCTTTTAACCTTGCCACCCATATTGTAGCAATCCACAAGTCCACCCTTTTTAAATCCGGGGCCGTGGAGGGTTTTAAGGTCCCAGTATTCATCAACAAGGCGATCTTCTTCTTGGTCAGCCATATAACGGGGCCTGATAAACTGAGCCTCATTACGCTGCATGTTGTTACTAAACATGTTAATGTCGTGTTGAAGCTGGCGTTCAGCAGCGATATCACCGGACTCTTCCAGTTCAATAGCCCGTTGACGGAGTTCTTCAAGTTCACCAGAGTAATCTAGGTTGGCTTTGGCAACAGGGTTGGACAGGCTTTCCACTTGGGCTCGGAGGGACAAGGGGTAGCTGTCCCCCTTACCCATCATACCTTTAGCAATAGCAGCAGCGTACTCTTCCGATACAGGCGCACCGGGTTCAATACCGTTAAGTTTAGCAGCGGTCCAATCCATAAAGTCAGGCTCGCCCGTTACGATACCGCCTTCGGCGTAGGCCTTTACCAGACCACCTTTTTTGAAAAAAGAAAAATCAAAATTGTTATCCACAACACCAGTGCCACCGCCACCCCCAATCGTGGGAGAGCTAAAGTCAAAACCAAACGGGTTTGTGTTGACCCCTGAATTACCAAAGATACCGCCCTGTCCGTTGAACAGTTGGTTCCCAACCATTGCACCACCGAGGGCCCCGCTAATGGGGTTAGGCCCTTGCTGAGGTTGATACGCAGCACCCGCAAAACCACCGGAAGCAGCACCAAGGATATTGGTGAGGAACTGCATCTTTTGTTGAGGGTCTTGAATCTTACGCATAAATTCGCCGTAGTCAAAAGTATCCTGAGCTTGGTTAATTCCCCTAGCCGTAGCTCCTGCCCCTGCGAGAGCAGAAGATTCTTGCATCCCCAGTCCTTGCTGTTGGGCCCCAAGTCCAGCTTGGCTAAGGGCTGTTTGACCCATAAGTCCGGTGTTAGTGTTGTATTGACTCATGGCCCTGTCCCAAGCCGAGGAGAGGCCTTGGACTTGCATATCGCTAAGAAGTTGGTCAATATCGCCGTAAGCCTTGGATTCTTGAAGGTAGCGGCCAGAGCCGCCAAAAGCACCGGAGTTAATGGCGTTGGAACGGATACCGCCGATACGGTCATCAAACTGTTCAAGGGCTTTACGCTTGTTGATATCGAGGACCCCTTGGATATAGGGGTTCATAAGATTGGTGATATCTCCTGTAGAGGGCCCATTAGTTGCCCTTGACAGAACATCAGAAAGAGTAGACTGAGCCCCTTGGAAGTAGGGGTCAGCACCACCCATCATGTCACGTAGGCGTTGAAATGCAGTTTGCTCATCAGTGGAGAGGGGGGCTACAGCCTCCCCAGTAAAGGCTTCAAAGGGCTTCTCGGACTCGGTTACTGCCCTGTTAGTAAGGTCCTTCCACTCTGTTTTAAGCCAAGAGGGGAGGGCAAACGACATACTCCCACCGCCACCGCTACTACCAAGCAAACCGATACCAGCACCGATGGCAGGACCTATAATTGAACTGGGCATTTATTAGTCTTTAAACCTATAAGTACCGCCACGTTTCTCGAAACCATAGAGGCTGAAAAGGCGGTCTTTTCTCTCTAAGTCTACGGAGGAGTCAACCATAATGTTCAACTCCATCCTCTTTAGTTTAGCACATTCTTTAGCTTGGCGCAATAGCTTTAAGCCAATCAAGGACTTACGATATTGGGCATCAACGAAATATGTTAAATTACAAAGGGTTACTTCATCACTGAACCATTGGGGGCAAGGAGTAAGGGCCATAATGCCCACTACTTTATCCTTATCTTTAGCTACAAGAAGGGCCCCCCTAGTCTTACAGACATACAGAGCCTCAAGGACTTTATTAAAGTTAATCTTCTCTTTTGGGATTCCCAATTCCCTTGCTTCCTCAAGGATAAGGGGAAAGACAAGGAGGATATCTTCATCTTTAGTAACTAATTCAACAGTAGCGTCCATTCAATTATTCCTCTAGGTTTAACAGTTTGGAAAGTCCTTCGGTGATAGGTTTAGCCTGTTTCTTTGAACCTGTTTTCATCTTTCGGACCTCATCAATCATGTGTTGAAGGACCTCTGCCCCTGCCTCAGTATTACCATCCCCGAGCATTGCCACTACGTCAGCGGGTATCACAAATTCACCGGGACTTAGGGCTGCGGGTTGACCCCCATCTATCATTGCGGGAACGGTATCATCCATTCCCTTGTTTTGGGATTTCTTTGCCCCGTTTAAAAGGGCAGATAGGGATTTACTCAAGTCAGGCATTATACTTCTCCTTTAGGGTATCTCTGTTTAATTTCTGTACGTTTTTGAACCATACTCTTTAATATAGTGTTGGGGTCCTCATTTGGCCTACTGGTTAGATAATCCAAAAGGGGCTCAAGAGCAGGGGGCCAGCCTAGGGCTTCGTATTCCTGCCTTCTTAGGGCAATGTAAGCCTCGGCCTTTAATTTAGTCTCCCTGTCTATATGGGCTTGTTCAAGACGAATTATCTCTTCGGGAGGTAATTCTTTCTCCCCCCAAGAGTTTGTCCTACAATCGAATACAGGAACTTTAACTATCTTTGAGTCCGTAGACATAAATTACTCCTGACGATGCTGCTACAAAGCCTGTGCTAGACTGAAAAGTTATTTGGTTAATCAAACCCGTTGTGTTGTTAGTCCCATAAAAATTTAAAAATAGGCCTTCGCTTGAGGCAAGTTGTTGACCCAGTATACCTGTAGTTCTTTTCTGTGAACTCGGGGTGTCAGAAAAAGGATTATACACATGAATCTTCATAAACAGGGGGAAGGAGCCCACAGAAGCTCTTGTGCCCAAGAAGTCAACGTTGGTTCCTGCAAATTGGGATGATACGTCATGGGTGGCTATCCCAGCCCCAAAGTTAAATCCGAACCCAGCCCAAGCGGTGTTGTAAGTTACCCCTGCCGTATTTTGGTATGATAGAAATAGGTTAGGAAGTGTAGTGGCTGACACTTTAATGGCGGGGGCTAAAAACTGTATTTCAGAATACCCTCCTGCGGGAAAAACAATGGAAAAGGTGGTTGTATTTGAGATAGTAACTATCGCGATAAGGACAAAATCTCCCGAGCCTAGGGCTGTAAGGGCTGCGGATACACTGGCACTGGTAATGTATGTTGAAAGGGCAGCACTAATCATAGTGCTTACTTGGGTAGAGGTCGGGTAATCCCGAGAGACATTCTGCCACTCACCAGCAACAGAGTTATAGATAAGGAATTGCCCATCTACTACAGCCGATACACTTACATCTGAGGCAGAGGCAATGGCCGTAATTCCAGAACCACCGGAAATAACGGAAGCTATCCACTGTCCCCGAGAAGAGGAGTAAACCAACTGGGAGAGGGAGGTGGGGGTCCCAGTGGAAACATCGGTTAGACCGTCCACTGTATGACTGTGGGCAATAGGAGAATACTGAGTAGAAGCACTGGCCGAAGTAACGTAAGGTCCTAACTGAGAGGCTACCATACTCGAAACCGAACCCGAGGTAATAAACGTTGGGGCTTGACTTATCCAAGCACCGTTCAATGAACTCCAAACGATTATGTTTCCGTCATCTTTGGTGACAGAGAGTAAAGTATCACCTAGGTTCTGCATCCTGAAAGTTTGGGGAATCCAAAGTCCCGATGCGGAATCATACACGGCGAATTGACCGTCTGTAATTCCTGATACACATACGTTAGTTAAACCGTTAAATGTATGGTTATGGGCTACGGAAGCAAACTGGGCCGAAGCACTTGCACTTGTAATGTACGGACCAAGCTGGCTTGCAACCATCGAGGACGCAGAGGCTGAGGTAATATACGGGCTAAGGGCCGTAGCTAGGGAAGCGGAAGTCACATAGTCTATGGTTCTGTTTTCCCATTCCGAGGTTACAGAATTATAGACGAGCAGTTGGCCTTCACTCGCAGCACTAACAGTAACATCAGTGGCCGAGGCTATGGTATTAATCCCACTCCCACCCGTTGCTACCGAGACAAGGACATACTGGTTGGAAGCAGAGGACCAAGCCAGAACCCTTCCGTCTACGGGCACACCCGTACTAACGTTAGAAATATCATCTAGCGCGTAGGAGTGAGTATGACCGATGGAAGAATACTGGGTTGAGGCTGAGGCACTGGTAAGGTAGGACCCGAGGACCGTTTGAAGAGAGGCACTGGTAACGTAATCCCCTACAGCAGCATTGGCGATAGCGGCGATAACACTCGCGGTCTTTCCAAGAATCCACCACTTCTTTCCGTCACACCCGAACATTTGGGCATCACCTGAGATAGACAGGGTGCAAACTGTACCGTTTTCGATACTTGCCCCGCCAGCATCTTGAACAAGAATATGGTTAGTGGTGGTGTCTGTTTTCTTGACAATTTTAATAGAGTATTTAGAGTTAATAGCCGATGTAAGAAAGATACTACGTGCTGATACCGAAGCATCCACAAGGATAGTACCATCACTGGACTTGGTGTAATAGTCGGAAGCTACAGTAGTAAAGCTTTTAAAAAAGGTCCCATCCTTAATTTGCTCAATTTGGATGGTCCTGTCATCACCGAAATCGAAATCCCTTTCCCTTTGTTCGAGGGCACGAATAAGGGTATTCCAGACAGAGCGTTGTTCTGGTGTAAAATCATTCGGAGCGTTTGGATACTTACCTCTTGCCATCTGGTTTTAGATTCGCCTTAATTACACCCATTTCAAAGTCAGTTCCATTGGCACTGGCCTCAATCCTCATCTTAAACTGTCTACCCCTTGCCCGAAGAGAAATTTTATTCGTATCGGACTGTATGATGTATGGACCCTTAGCCACAGGTTGGGGGTCTTGGGGATAGCGTTTAGTATAGAGGGTAAAGGCCACTTGCTTGTTGGTAGGAATACGTTTAAAGTCAGGAACGATCTTGTCGATGAACATAAAGTCCTCACCATCACCAACATCAAAGTAGCTGGTTTCAAGGTGGAAGGGCATGAGGCGGGAGCCATTGTCCGTGCCCGTTTCATGGATAAAAACACCGCCGCTAGAGTCAATGGCGTAAGGTTTCTCAAACACCCCTGCATCCGTCCACACCAGACGATCAATCAAACCATCGTACCAAATATTTTCAGCGTAGTTGTATATAACATACCGATCAATCTCAGTGACTCCAATAGAAGCCTCGGACTGATACAGCCATATAATTTCATTAAACCTAGAATTAACTCCTGCAAACACCTTCTCCTTTTGATAGAAGTTAAGGGTTTCAGGATTTCCGGCATCAAAAATAGCATCCGAGATATCACAGGGGAGAATCTGCACCCTTCCGTCATATTTATAAAAGTTACCAATACCCATCCAATAGACCACCCCTTGGATATCAACGGCAGCATGTTGGGACAACAATCCAGCGTGGTCCCCTACTTGGTCAAAACCGAAGGTAAAGGGCTCCCCCGTAAAGCGCATAACGTACACTGGGTCATCTGTCATTACAAGAATTTCACCCCTAGTTTGACAAGCCCCAATAATTTGGGAACCCCCTTTGATAACCTGTTCACCGGAGGTATTACCACCAGCAATAGAAACAGTAGGGTCCCAAGTTGTCATATCTTCTCTGTTGGACCAGCGGACGAGAAGGGGATTAAACGCACCAGTAAGGTCTGTGCAACCAAAAGAAATGAGGTGTCGGGAGGGCTGAGATACCAAAATAAAGTTATTCACCGAGGGAGAGGAGCTAACTGTAACTGCCCTGACGCTGGCTCTGTTGGGGGTGGTAGCAGTAAGACCTCCCGCCTCACTCCAAGTAAATATATTACTTCCCCTGCGGCAAGCTACTAAATCCTCACCCCAGTTGTCTAAGCTCCATTGGTCAAGTGCAGCCGTTCCGCTTGTAGCAGCACTAAGAGGAGTTCCGTATCCTTGCCTTCCGTAACCACCAGAGCCCCATCCAATAGCAGCTTGGTTGGATTGAAGTCCTTTATTAATGAGAAAAGCTAGAGTTGCAGAACCACCAGCACCAGCACTCGTAGCAGTAGCAGCCGAAGCAACAGAGATAAAGAAGGAGCCAGAGTCTACAACGCTGGTAATTTCGTACAGTCCAGAAAAAGAGATACCTCCGACACTGGAAGCAACGGATTGAAGGGCAACAAAATCATTAACGCTGGCAGCGTGGGCCGCACAAGAGATAAGGACTTGACTGGACCCAGTGCTAGTGGTGATAGCGTTAGTAACCGTGGTGGTAAGGCGAAGGGGGGTAACGTCATAAATCTGACCCCCGTACACAATCTCAAGCTTACGGTTGGTGGCTACGGCGAGATACTTTTTGGTGGCCTCATTATTCTGCCAAGCGATAGCGTCCCTAGCAAATCCGGTTATTTGAGTAGAGGCAGATACGTCAAATTGGAAGGTAAGCTCCTTAACGCAACCGCCCATCTTCTCGGGCTTTCCGTCTTGGAACCTGATGTTGTTGGCTTCTACGTAACGCCCCTCAGCCCCAAGTGCAGTAGTGTTCTTATAAATGCCGGGGAGTATTTTAATCTCGGTAAGCTTTCCATCGGAACTCAAGGGGATTCAATCCTTCTTAGGGCTGGCCCACCAGCGTAATAATAGCGTCTATATTTGCGCTTTCGGTATGAATCATACAGCCACTCGTGGCAAGGCTGGCAATAACACAAGACCTATTCTCACTAACTATAGCCTGATTTTGGTAAAGGGTGAACAACACTGTGTAAGCGTTAACAGAGGAATACGCAGACACAAACGATATTCTAAAACCTCCATAGCCCGAATTAACCTCTCCCGCACTAATCGCAGCAATACTTGCAATATTTCCAAACGTGTACAGGACTGAAAGGCTAGTAAGACCTTCTAATTGAACCCTCGCCCTGCCGCCTATTAGAAGCTGGTTATTTGTCGTGTTGTGTATGATCGTGCTGACCATTACCGATACAGAAGCGGAACTAATCCAATCTCTGACGGAACCAATGGCACTGACCATTGACGATACGGAAGCACTGGTAATAAAACCCCCAGCAGCAATAGCGGCACTAATCATGGTGCTTACTTCTGTTGAAGTGGTATAATCACCAGCCGACAACTGGGCAGCAATCATAGCCGATACCGAAGCACTCGTGGGGATTTCCGACATATCAACATATCGGGTAATAAGGAACATATCCGTTCCGTCACAGAAGATAAGGGCTTTATCAGAGGCACTGATAGTAACCCCTACGTTAGAGCCCGTGGGGTGAACGTGTATGTGGTATGCCGAGGTTTGGAGGGAACTTTGGACGATATACCATTTAGACACAGCGGGAGTAGTAACGCTGCAATTTGCCGTGGGTAGGCCAACAAACTTTAGAATAGCTTGGTCACTAAGGTTTTCTGAACCATCGGCAGCAGAGGCGGTAAAGTCAACCGTAACCGAACCAGTAATGTTTACTGAGGCGATACCAGCGATAGCGGCATCAATCGTTTGTAGCTGGTCGTTTAGAACTGTTCCCCATGTATTTACGTTATCGTTGAAGCCTTGAAGGGCAAGTTTTAGAGAATCTGTGTATGTAGTAGTCATTGTTAAACGTCCCCTTTAAAGGTATTGAGGGTAGGGTTCATTGGCTTACCAGAGTTGTCCGATCTTTGCCTACGCGCCTCATTCAAGAGGGTCTGTACCGCCTCTTGGTAACTTTTCTCGTATCTCTCCTGTAAGACCTCATTACGAGAGAACTTACACATTTCAACCATAGTACCAAAGAATACAGCATCAGCACAATGCTCCATAAAGAAGTTAGTGGGGTTGGCTGATGTTAAAGCCGTTGGCCTACCCTCATATCTTAAAGTCATGGCAATGGAGGTATTGGGAGTGGGGGCCACGATAAAGGTACTGGTATCCACATCGGCATAATATTTAGGGTTTCCAGTGCTTGCACTGACAGGCCAGTAATCCAGAATATAGGAATAGGGCTTCTTCTTCATGATTACCCGTTCCCCCGAGCTTGTGTTGATATACCAAAGGTCCTGACCGTTCTTATACCCAGTGGGTTTAGTCATAGTCATAACCCCTGAAGCAGCCGTAACAGTGGCGGTAAGGGTAAGGCCAAGAACATCTACTTCCCTTGCAAGGCGTATTTCCGCAAGGTCCAAGGCAGTAGGGACGTATGTTTGAAACTCGGCTGAATCGTCTTCCGAGGTCTGGATTACCGCACTGACAAGGGCACTGTATGAATCAATAGCCATATTTATATAGACCTTCTTACCCTGTATATCTTAAAGGAACCGCTGAGTTTATTGCTTGTTGCTGAAACAGTAGCGTCTGGAACTTGGAAGAACAAACCTTCAATGAAGTTATTGGGATTAATTAAGTCTACCGAACGACCTTCTATAATATAGGATTCAAATTCAGGAGCAGCGGTAGTTCCAGTGGCAATGTTGTAGTGTCCTGAGAAGGGGTGTGTTATCTTGAACCCACCGCCGAAAATTTCGGAAGAGTAGAATTTTATTTCTCCTGTTATATCTCCCGCGATAGTGAGGTTAGATGCTCCTCTCTTAAGATTAATTCTGGTTGCATTGATGGAGGTATGGTTAGTCCTACCAGCAGCGGAAGCAAGTTGTATATGAAAGGCTAGTGGGGAAACAGTAACTGAATCGTTAAGGGCCCCCATCATTAGGGTAGCTCCGTCTGCGGTTTCTAGCCTAAGACCGAATCGTAAAATATAATCGTAGGAGGTGTCTGAAAAGATGCTACTTAAAGCAATTTGAGTTGTTGCAGCCACAGAAACAACACTTACTAAAGTATACCCAATTCCTGTATTATCTGTCACACCCCTGCCCATTTGCAGCCACGTTGTGGGGGCAATAGCCTGTATAGCAATAAAATCATCAACTCCGGTTAGTTGCACACTTGTAAGGGCAGCTACAGGGCTAATAATTCTATCTCCTAAAACAGTTTTAATCTCAGGTATTCCCGCGCTATCACCTTTGGCTTTTTGATATATAGTTATAAATTGTCCTAGGCTATCACCAGCCGTAGTCAGAGTTATTTGGATTGCCGTGGTTGAAGCAGACACGATTATATATCCATCACCAGCACTCAGAGTAGCACTGTTTATAATTTCTCTTCCACCCCAATGGATACCGCCACCAGACTTAATATGGGTTTCATTATCCTTGCCCAGTTTAATCTGTCCAACAACACAGGTACGAGCAGAAGCACCGATAGCAACAGCACCAGAGGCATCTACTGTAGCAGCCTTACCTATGACGATACCGCCAGAACCGGAAGTAATGACAGCATCAGAGCCAATGGCTATGCCGCCTTGTCCCGAACCAGTAAGAGCCCCTGCACCGAATGCCATGGCACTTACACCACCCGCCGAAGCGGTGTACCCGATAGCAATAGCACCAGCCCCACCAGCCACAGCCGAAGCACCGAGGGCTATAACTCCTGCCCCTGCAAATGTCCTCGCAAAATTTCCGATAGCTACACCAGAACTGCCACTAACCTTAGCGTCTGCCCCGATAACTACCCCAAAATCAGAAGATAATGCAGAGGCACTTGCACCAATTTTTACGTTGGTTTGGGCACAAAGAACGTAAGGTCCAAGGAGAGTGGCGATAAGGGCTGAGGTGCTAGTAGACGTAATAAAGCTTACGTTAGCAGCACTAATCATCGTACTCACCTCTGTTGAGGTGGGATAGTCTAAAAGTGCAGCAGTAATCATAATAGACACGCTTGCACTGGTGGGAAGGTCTAAGGTCTGGTTTTGAAATTCCTGAGCCACCGAATTCCACACAAGAAGCTGGCCTTCTACAGCCGAGCTAACACTAACGTTGGAAAGATCGTTGATAAGGGTGTTGGAGATAATTGTTTCAGCAAGAGTGCTGGCTGAGGCAGAGGTAATAAAATTTACAATAGCAGCCGATACAGAGGCTGAGGTAATATATGGGCTAAGAGCAGTTGCAACTGATGCACTGGTAATATAAGGGGTGAGTTGAGCCGCCATCATTACTGATGCGGAAGCGGAGGTTAAGAACCCCGCCCTGTTTTCCCACTCTTGGGATACGGAATTCCATATAAGAGTATCACCCTCGGTAAGGGCAGAAACAGAAACGTCCGTAGCGGAGGCAATAGCACCGATACCAGCAGCAGGAGTACCCGGAATCCACTGTTGTTCAACCGAGGACCATGAGAGGGTTTGACCGTCAGAGGGACTTACGGCAGATACATCACTAAGACCATCAAGCGTATGGGAGTGAGTTACAGAGGCAAACTGAGAGCTTGCGCTTGCACTCGTAATGTAGGGGCTGAGGGCTGAGGCAAGAGAGGAGGACGTAACATAATCTACAGTCTGGTTCAACCACTGTCCAACGGCAGAATTATAGACCATAAGTTGTCCATCCGAGACAGCAGAAAGGCTTACATCAGTAAGGGAAGTGAAAGACTGGGAAAGATTTCCAAGAACATACTGCTGACTTGCTGAGGACCATTTAAGGACATAACCATCCGTGAGGTTCTGGATAGAAACGTCACTGAGGGAATCAAGTGCAGGGGGAGTGTAGCCAGTGATTACACTAATGGCAATCTGCACGGTTTGGAGGGAGCCGTTAACCGTTGCGATAGCGATAACCTTTTCCGAGCCTGTAACGGTGGAGATAACACTTAATTCTGAGGTCTTGGTTGGGCCTTGGGGCATCTATTTAATCCTCTAAAAGTATCAGGAAACTTCCGAATTCACCATCGGTGGTTACAGGACTTCCTGCCTCGGTGGTAAGGAAGGACAATATTTCTTCCGTTGAACCGGGCCTTGCATGTTTTAACCCCCTGCCTTCGGGTTTAGCCTTGGCGGGGAAATTCTGAGGATGGGTGACAGCCGAGTACATACCATCACTCTCAGACTTGTGGACAAAGAGTCCAGTACCGGGTTCGATAACACCTTCCTTGTAGGGGTACTTCCGTCCCGAACGATCACAGATAAAATAACTATGTTCACCTTTTCCGTGTGACATTATCTAAACACCAAATGCGGAGTGGTAAAAAAGGAACTCCGTTCCCTGTCCTCTTCGAGGGCACGGAGTACCGTTTCCTCATATTCCTGTTTAAGTCTGACAATAAGGTTGGCATCATCGGGCCTAAGCTTCATAGCCAGATAAAAGGCCAATCCAGACACAACCGCAGGGAGAAACCGGATAGGAAGGTCTACCAATTGGTCTTGTCTGGTTACGTCTTGAATCTTGGTCATAGCCCAGAATTTGAGCGTATCAACGCTATTGTCGGGCTTGGGCCAAATGTGGATTACCACATTATCCCTGTCCCTGTCCACAGTGTATTGAGTGGCCCTGTTGCTATAGGTATCCTTCTTTGGGATATCTTTAAATTGGAACAGGCTCATACGGGACATTCTGGTTTCCACACTGGAACTGGCCTTGTAATACATAAGGTGCATTACATCAATTATATTAGAGGATACGGTATATTCCCCAACGCTAGAGGCTACAGTGACCGTAACTTCATCAAGGGTGGAAAGGGGGACACCACGGTTGATAAGGTCAATAAGGAGGAGGTTGAGGGTCCTACGGGCAGTTTGGGCATCCCTTCCAGTCATATGCTCACCACCAACCCTATCATAAGCTTCATCTAGGATTAGGTCAATTTCCATGTCAAAAGTCGTAGTACCAGAAGTAACAGCCACTTTAGAATATCCTAAACACTAGGAACCCAAGGGTAATAACTACACCACAAATGAGTCCCGTTACAAAGCACATATTATCCCAAGATGTAGACGGAAGCAGCACCACTCGTGCCTGTTTTCGTAAAGGCGATACGGGCCCAAGGACCTGTGATAGTCTCTCTGAATACGCCACTGTAAGACGAAATAGTTACAAAGAAGTCAGTGTGTGCGCCAATGGATGAAGAGGCCCCAAGCAGGGTAGGGGACCTTTGACCATCAGGGATGGGGCTTACAAGGACAACAACCGTATCCGAGCCAGTGGTAGAACCACAGACAGTACGGGTCTGGTCAGGGGCAAAGCGGTAATCCAGTTCGATGATGGGGTTGGCGGTATAGGCCGAAGCGGAAGCCGAGAGTTGGATGATATAGGGTATGCGTTGTTGAGTCACTTTTAATTTCCTCTGATATTTTTAAAGAAGGTCGGGCTCCTTCCGTAACGATTAAACTACTTTAAATATTAGCATAAAGAGCCCCTTGTGTGAAAGACCCCCTAGCGGGTAAAGCTAGAGGGTCTAGGGCTCACAGGGGTAGTAAGTATCTGGTTTTATTACGAACCAGCGGAACCACGGAGGGCTCGCCAATCCGAGACACCAAAGCTGTAACGTTCACGAGCTTTGTACTTGAGAATGTCCGTATCCCAGTCACCTTCCATGCCCGTTTCGATTTTCTTACGAATCATGTGTTTCGGGCCGTTGGTAACGTCAGTGCGGAGGAACCAAGCGTCATCATCAGTAAAGCGGTGGTTAACGTGCCAGCCGCCCGGAAGGTATTTATTTGAGCGAAGGACGTTAATCTTGTTGGTGTTAGTCACGCCATCACCAGCAACGCCGGGTTGAGAACCAGCGGGGCCTTGAACCATCGTGGAAAGTTCAGAACCAAGAATTTTTTGGATGTTGAACATTTCAGCGGGTGCAACGTGGATGGAACGTGCTTGTGCGCCAATCAGGACACCACGATCATCTTTAATGAGTGCAGTGTTGATAATGGCCGTTTCAAGCGTGGTTTCAGAGATATCACCCGTTTCGAGGTTGGATTGGTTGCCAGCCCGAGTGGGGTGAGAAGCACTGAAAAGAACCACACCGTCACCGTAAGAGGGACCGCCAGAGAAGCCGAGGTTGTAGATGTTGGCTGCTTTGGTCTGTTTGGTGTTAGCCATAGCGCGGCCAAGTTGTTTGGCCTTGATTTTAGAGAGGGAGTCATAGAGGTTATCTTCCATGGCTTCTTGCGTAATAGCGAACGCAAGGGCAATCGTTTCATGGACATAACGAGCTACGTATGCTTCCGAAGCATCATCGAATTCGACAGGTGCGCCTTCTGATTTAACAGGTGCAGTCTCGAATCCAGTCATGAGGACTTCTTCTTCATAGTTTTTGTCGGAGTTTTCAATCTCGAACAACGGCAGATGCTCGTTGTCTACGCTTTTATACTCCATGCCGAAGATAGCGTTAAGACCGGGCCTAAGCTGCTTCTGCAAACTACCGCGAGTAATAGTCATAGTGTTTAGTTTCCTTTATTCATTCGGGAGGGCGGGGCCGAAGCCCCTACCATCCCCATTAGTTCAGTTAAGCGTTGGTAAAGTTATCGGCATGAGAAATCCAGATAACTTCAAGGAGGGGGTTAGCCGCACCAACAGAGTTACCGGGAGTATCATACAGGCCAATTACACGAACCATCGTCTGTTTATCAGCCGAGGTAGCGTCAACACCCGAGGTCGTAAACGAGGCGACAACCACGTTATGACCAGAGAGCTTAGTGGCGGTGTTACCCGAACCAGCACTCACACGAGCATTTTTACCAAAGTCTGCAACAGAGAGGGAGCTATCTGCACGAATGACCATCACAAGGGCGGGGTCATCAGCAACGTATGCAACAGGAACAGTACGGCCATTCACGGCGTCAATAACTTTTGCGCCAGCCGAAACCGAAGTCGAAGCAGGAAGCATTTCGCTAATAACGTTGGAGCCGTTAGCATCAATGTAGGAAGCACCTTGGAACACGCCGATAGGTTTATCACCGTTACCAGCAAGAACAATAGTGCCGCCTGATACTTTAACGGGGTCGCCTTTAAAGAGTGCGGTTGCATAGCCGTTTGCTACCGGATAACGGCTCATGCCGCCACCAGTATACTTACGGCCAGATTTAGTACGGACGGGACGAAGCCCAAAATCACCAGTAGCCATAGTTTAATATCCTTTTAGTAAGTTGTTATTTATAGTGACCCTAGGCCTCATACCTGTGTCCGATTACTCATCGGACTTGTACTGGGCTTGCCGACCACTCCCCCTAGTCACATGACTACGGGAATCATTCTGGATGCGAACGTGTTTGTTCTGCGTCTTTTCAAGATCACGCATATGAGCAGCCTCATTAATACGTGCTTGATTCATGTAGTATTCGTGCCGAGCTTCCTGAATATCCACCGGAACCTTCATGAGGGCCAAGTCGCCATTCATAATGCGCTCATCAGCGGGGGACAGGATAAGACCAAGGGCTTTAACAAGCTCAGTAGCCTCATCCGGTTTAACGAATACGTACCCATCACGGAGCCGTTTAGAGATATTCGAGATATCTTCCGTGGCCCCAAACCTAACTCGTACCCAACGAAGGCCCATGCCTTGATTGAGAAACTTGTCAACTACAGACTCGGGAATGTCCAATCGGCCAACAGGGCTATACGTTGCCTTGGAATTCCGTTCTTTACCTTTATCAATATTTTTGTTACTCATAATAATTAATCCTCAAAAATTTCTGTCATTTTAGAACCACTCTTATCAGCCCGTTCGATAGCTTGCTTTTGCCTTGCGTATTCGGTGATAGGAATGTTCCACTTTTTAGCTTGCGCCACTTCTTCCTTGGTCAACCTAACAGTACCGGGTTTAGCGGACGGAGTGGGTCGGGAACTGGACACAGGACTCTGCGGCTTGGGTTTAGAAGGTGCGGCAGCAGCAGGAGCTTCTTCAACTTTAGGTGCTTCCGGTTCTGCCTCGACCACTTGTTGCTTCCGAAACCGATTAGGATACAGTTCAGCCATCTTTTCTTCAATTCGGCTGTAGTAATCCGGCTCGGTAGGGTCGTAACCTTCTTGTTCAACCTCGGCTGCAATTCCTAGAGCATCTTGGGTAAGACGTTGGTTAGTCACAAACCAAGTGTTCTTACGTGCCCACTCTTGACCAATTTCAGGAAGTTTAGCGATAACTTGGTCCCGAAGAGGGACATTGGCTTGTTGGGGTTGGCGAGGTTGGGGCTTAGGACTGGGGGCCATTTTAGTGTGGGCCTCAAGAGCCATAAGCTCGACATTAGCCTTAGAGAGCTTGTCCGTAATCTCAGCCTTCTTAACGGCATCACCTTCAAGATCGGCTTGGATAAACTCTTTTTTCAGAGAGGCAATACGTTCTTCCGTAGAGCTTTTCTGAGTGCTGGCCTCAGCAAGTTTAGCTTCATCACGTTCTTTAGCCAGTTCGTACAGCTTGAAACGGAGTGCTTCAATCTCACCGTCTTTTTCCCTGTTCTTGGAAACCAACTCGCGAATACGCTTCTCAGAACGAGGCTGTACACGATTGGTGTTGTCGAGAACATCTTCCGAGGGAGCATCCGGCTTAACAGGCGATTCTTCTACGGCTTGTTTAACGGGCTCGGGGGTGACAACAGGTTCCGGTTGGGGAACTTCATCACTCTCTACCTCGATGGTCAACTCCGGTTCAGGAGATTCCAGTTCGACAGTGGGAGTTTGGTTGAGATTATCTAAGTCTAGCTCTTGCCAGCTACTTTCTCCTTGGGACGATTTAGGAGAGGGGGAATTAGCGTCCCGTTCAGGTTGGTTCAAAGTATCTACCTCTTAATTTGTTTTACGTGGGAGGACGCAGCGAGGGGTCCACGAAATTTTAAAAGTCCTCTAAGAGGTAGATTACCTTGAGTTTAGTCTTTAGTACAAGTCCCCTTGACTAGTAAAACTTACGGACTTGTTGCATAACTGTTTCGGGTTTCTCCCAAAAAGGTACTTGTTTTTCCTTAGATTTTTCTTCTTCCTTGATTCGCATAGACTCGTCAAAGATACGTTCCGAGACTGCAAACGCAAAGTCATAATCGCCCTTGCCATTCATCAGTTTAAAGGCTACGTTTTGGGAGATAACCTCATCTTCGGTCAGGTTGAGGTTCTTGATAATTTGTTGGTCAAATTCCGTAGTACCAAATTCAGGTTTCTTCATATTTTACTCCGAAAGAATTTTAGTGGGGTCGATATCCTCAGCAGACTCAAGAGTCATAAGCATAGCCGTATCCTCAATGAGGACCAGCCGGATACCACGATAAACAAACCTGTTCCCGCTAAAACGGGGAAAGGCTACCAGATCACCCACTTTAACCCAAGGTTCCGTACCAGTACGTTCCTTGTCTGAGTAGGCAAGAGGCCCAACAGCAAGCACTCGGCCCACGTTGGTAAGATTCTTGATATCGTCACGGATAGTCTCGGGAACGATAACAGAACCAACCTTATTCTTGATCGGCACAGGACGAAGGATAAGGTTCCATCCGTGGACTTTTGGAAGAACCTCGGGGTCAGAAATCTTATCGTCCGTAATCCAATCTTTGTTATCTACTGCACCCCTGATTCCAGAACTAAATGTAGACATGGTTAGTGAATCTCCTCATACTCATCGGTGTGTTGGTTGTTGCGTTCAATATCAATAGCTTGTTTAATCAATTCCAGAGAATCCTCCAAGGTTTTATGTCTCATAACGTACAAAGGATAATCCTTATCATCGAGCAAACCACCTAGAATAGCGGCAACAGTACGCCTTTTTTCATCAGCGATAAGCTCTCTAAGAACATCAATTACAGCGTATTTATCGGACATTGGCTTTAACAATCCTGTCTATTTCAAGTATGGGTTTAAGTATATCCTTTAGTTCGTCCAGCTTAACCATGTTGGGTCCGTCCGAAGGGGCATTGTCAGGGTCATTGTGGACCTCCATAAACAGCCCCGCTACACCAACTGCAACAGCCGCACGAGCGAGATAAGGGACCATGCTCCTATTACCGAGAGTGCAAGCTTGGCCCACACTAGGCTTCTGGACTGAATGAGTAGCATCAAAAATAACAGGAGCGAACTCACGCATAACAGGGATAGAAGTGAAATCATTAACAAGGTTGTTATAGCCAAAGAACGTACCCCTTTCGGTTAAAAGGACCTTTGAGCCCACCTTTTCAGTCGCAAACTTCATAGCCTCGGGGCTTACAAACTGTCCCTTTTTAATGTTTACCAGCTTACCAGTCTTGCCCGCAGCTTCCAGAAGGTCCGTTTGTCGGCACAGGAAAGCGGGAATTTGCAGGATATCGACATACTTGGCGATAATCGGGCATTGGTACGGAAGGTGAACATCAGTGATAATGGGGACCTTGACCTCTTCCCTGATAGCTTTAAAAGTCTCCAAAGCCTCTGTCATATTTGGGCCCCGAAAGGAATTCTTGCTGGTGCGGTTAGCTTTGTCAAAGGAAGTCTTAAATACAAACCCCACCCCAAGTTCATCCGTAATCTTCTTTAGCTCCCGAGCCATCATAAGAGAGTGTTCCTTATTCTCAATAATACACGGTCCTGCGATAAGGACCAACGGGGTTTTATTGTCGATTATCAACATACCAATTATGTAGGTTTATAAGTTTAGAATTTCTACTTTTTAGGTTTACCAGAGCCGCTAGGTTTTGGACGAGACTTAGCAATCTTTTCTTGGGTTTGGGCTTTAAGCTCCTCCGTCTTGAGTTTAGCAAGACGATCAAGGCCACTCTCTACCATATCCTTGCCCATTTCCTTGCGGTGTTGCTCCTGACTCATGCCAAGTTCTTTTGCCTTAATGCTGAGTTCCTTGTTTTTAAGAGCAATATGGGCAACCTCATGCCTGTGTTCGTACTCAATCTTAATCTTCTCGTTGTCAGCACTTTGCTTTTCAGCAAGAGCAGCAATAAGGAGGGGGTCTTGAGTACCATCAAGCTCACTCTTAAGAGCGTTAGCTTTAGCAACAAGCGGGGCAGCTTGAGCGATAGCAGCTTCCATTCCAACTTGGGGGTCGAGGCCTTGGGGGTTCTGTTGCTTGATAGCAGCATTCATCATTTCCTGATACCGAAGAACCATGTGTTCTTTCATATTGGCTGCGATCATCGGGGCCACCCCTTGCATAATAGGGTTCTTGCCACCGTTGGGGTCATTGAGCCACAGACCTTTGACTTTAATGTGGGAATCATGGTCTTGGCCGGGAAATGCTGCAATCGGAGCCCCCTTAGCGGCACTCATAATATCCGACACGGGGTCTTGGGGTTGGGGCTTCTGGTCCATCGGAACAAGGGCGTTGGGGTCACTTCCATCGGCAATAGCCTCAAAGAATTCTCGGATAATCTGTTTCGTGTTAACCATGCCGGGGAATTGTTGAGCCACTTGCAACTTGGTTTGTGCAAGGGCCATTTTGTGTGCATTGGAGCTAATGTTGGGGTCGGAGTGGGGTATGACAGTTACGTCACGAGGGTCATAATCCATGGCGTAGATGGTACGCTCACCACCTACAACGTCATATGGATATCCTTCGGCAGGAAGGTACTCCCCGTTTAGATCGGCAATGATGCGAAATTCCTGCTTCTGCGCATAGTGCAGCCGCTTGTGGATACCGCTAAAGAACTTGGTGCTTGCTTCAAGAAGGGCAAGGGTCGTGCCTACCGGACCATAGTTGGTGGAGTCACTGATAACCTGTTCCGTACTATCTGCGAACTTCTGGCCCCGAGCTTCGAGGTATTGGAGCATTTCAAACAGAACTCGGGAGGGCTCTTTATAGGGAACAGGAAGAAGGGCCTTGGTAATGTCAATACCAGCCGCTTCCATCTCTTTCCACTCACCGGGACGGAGGGGGTCGTTATTTTGAATCTTGACCCCTTTAGCTTTAAAGCCCCCTTGCAGGGTGGCAAACTGTCCAGCATCCACAAGGGAACGCATGGTCATGGTCAGGGTAAGCTCAAAGTTACCAAGAAGGTGGATAAAGCCAAGGCTGTAGAAGCCAAAGCCGGGGACAAAGGGGTACTTGACAAACCACACCCGCTTGTCCCTGTTCGGGTCATCAAACTTCCAGTTACGGCGAATAGAGAGGACTTTAGAGGTCCCTTTGTCTACTGTTACCACGTAAGGAAGGGCAAGACCGTTGGAGTCCTCATAGGGGGTCCCCTCAAGGGTCAGGTAGGTGTGCTGTTCCAACAGAGTGTAAACGGAGTCATTCTCCGATACGTTGGAGACAATGCCGATAATGTCGTTAAACTTCTTGGAAATCTCGCTGACTTCGGGCTTGGAAGGTTCGGGAAGTTCGATATCGTTCCGGTAAACCCCAAAAGTCTGGTCCCGAATCATATCGTTCTTGTTCTTGTACAGAATGTGGGTGTACCGCTGGCACTTCTTGAGGTTGACAGCATTGGCGGGGACTACAAGCTGGTCAGCAGGGACAAACTCCGAGCAAGGGGCTTGGTAATAGTTGTCGTAGTAAACCTTTTTAAACGCAATGCCGACAATAGGGACATACAAAAGAAGATTCTCCATATCGGGGAAATATTCTTCCATAAGTTCGTTAATCTGGTAGTTCATATGCTCTGAAACCCTGTTGGCTTTAAGCATCTTTTCAGGGGTCTTTGCCCCGATAATTTGGGCTTTTACAGGCCCACTGGGAGGAAATAGCTCTTTTGCGGCCTTTGCCTGAAACTTGACAGCAGATTCAAGAATAAGAGGGTGAGTGGCCCCACAAGCCCCTTCAAATGGTTCTGTATTCTCCTTTAGTTCAAGGCCAAGGAGGTCAAGGCCCTTTACAACCATCCGTTCCCATGGCTCTCGGGAGGCCTTGTCAGCAGAAAAACCATCGAGAACATCGGCAGATATCTTTTGAAGAATATCATCACTAAGTTTAAGGGCAAGATTCTCGTAGTGGTCGTACGGCTCCTCGGGGGGAAGGGCCTCTTCGGGGGCGGGAGTAACGTCTACCGAACCATCTTCATTCTCAATCACCGTATCCATCATATCCATGTGTTACTACGCCTTTACTAATGCGCCCCAGTAAGTCCTCTTACGGAGCCTGAACTTATCGTCCTCATCTTCTGGCTCATCCTCGGTGGAGTTTACATGCCAAGTATCCCTCATCCACAGAATTGCCTGAGAACAGGTGTCCACGATATCCTTTTTAACGACATTGGGAAATTTAATGAGGTCACTGATTACGTCTAAAGCCCAATCTTCGTCAGGAAACCATATTCTACCATTCTCAAACAAGGGGGTACAAGCATAGACCCTAGTAAGCTTGTCTGTGTCGGGGCTAAACTCGATAATTGGCAGGCCCCTACGCCTCATTTCTTGGATAAGGGACTGACCCGAAGCCTTTTTCTCGATGATAATTCCATCCGGCTTATAGAAATCGTAGATACCTTGGACCTTTTTACAGAGGTCGGGAAAGGACCATCTGCCCTTATCGGCGGCTAACAGAAAAAGGGAGGGGATTTTCATGTATTTTCCGGTAAAGGACTCTACTGTTCGGTTAAACACACCCCAAACAGTGTAAGCAGAGTAGTCGGCTGCATCCTTTTCGGAAAAGGCGGTATCAAGAGAGATAACGATATACTCAAGATTGGGACTCATTCCCCTCGGAATCTGTTGTCTTTCCCGTTCGGCATCTGTCCAGAGCTTGCACCAGTCCAGTTTAACAAGGTTCCCCTCGGCAGGAACAGGATTCTGCATGTAAAGGGCATTCCACTTGGTAGTGGACATAGAGGGGTCCTCTTTTAGTTCCATTAAACGTTCAAGGGGCCAGAACTCAGGCCAATAAGAGCCCCCAACGGGCTTATTGAGGAGTTCAGCAGACTCCTTGTCAAGGATAGCGGGGATGGAAATAACCCGCCATTGCTTTAACTGCTTCTTTGCTTTTGTCCCCTTTAGGAGATATCCCGCTAAATCCTCATCACTCCATCGGGTCATGATGATAAGCTCCCTGCCTTGGGGCAGAAGGCGGGTACGTAGGCCGGGGCCATACCACTCGTTAATCTTGTTGCGCATAATCTCCGATTCGGCAGACTGTTCATCCACCACATCGTCCATCACCGCAAGGTGGGCCCTTCGTCCTGCAATCTTTGCTCCCGCACCTGTACAGAAATACTTACCGCCTTGGTCCGTATCCCAACGGCCAGCAGCTTTAACGTCCCCTTTTACCGTAGTGCCGGGGAATATCTTGCGATAGGTTTGAGACTCGATAAGCTCCTTTGTGGGCCTACCAAAGTTATCTTCTGCGAATTGGGTGGAGTGACCGATGGACAGTACGTTCCAAGTAGCGTGTCTGCCAAAGCACCAAGCAGGAAACAGTTTAGAACCAAGCCAACTCTTCATAGAGCCGGGAGATAGAAAAATCATGAGCTTCTTGTTGACCCCTTTTTCAAGGTCCATAAGCTCTTTGCAGATTAAACGGATATGGGTTCCGTCTGTAAACCCCTCGGGCATAATCTCGGGGGCCATAAGACGGACAAAGGTGTAGAAGTCGTTACGGGCCTTTTCGTACAAAGTCTCGATCAACAGTTCGTTGAGAAGATTCTTTGTGTCATCATCCAACAGGGGTGATGTACGTAAAGCCTCGATATCTTCCGATTCAAGGATTAACTTACGAACCTGAGCCTTTGCTTGCTCTA